TCACAAAGTCCCCGGCGGTGACGTCAAACGCCCCGAGGGTCCCGATGGCCTTGGAGGGCGTGACGTTGTTGTTGATCGTCACTGTCAGCTCTGTGAGGTAGGTGAACAGCGTGGCTGCCGTGTCCTCGTTGAGCATGCGGAGGCGGGAGAAGTCGCTGGAGCTGTTGAACGCTTCCTGGTCAGGCACGTCTGGGCGGGAGCCGGTCTTGGCCCCGTCCGCAACAGTGCGGTACTCAGCGTCAATGCCGATGAACCCGAGGTCCACCATCACCTTGTCCGCCGTGCTGACCTTGATCTCCATGGTGTTGGCGACGCAGCCCTTGATGTACTCAAAGCCAGCGGAGCCCAGGCTGCGCTCCATCTGGTAGGAACGCTGCTTGATCAGGGCCGGGTCGCTCTCGTTTTTGATCGCGTGGCCGACAAACAGCTGGATGGTCTTGCCGGTCCCAGCGTCCGTGACCATGGTCCCGGGCTGGCGGTCAAGCACGAGGGCAGTGGCTGCCACAGACGCAACGCGGGCAAAGCCGTTGTTGGCAGCTGTGTCGAACTGCGTTGCCGCAGCGTCACCGCCAATGAAAATCCACTCGCCCGGGATGACCCCGAGGTCAGTGAAGTCCAGGGTGGTGCTGGTGAGGCTCACAACGGTGCCGGTGACGTCAACCTCAACGTCAGCGGAGGACGCCTGGACGCCCACCTTGGTGACCTTGGCACCGGCGGGCGGGGACGCCTCTGCGGTGAGGCCGGACACGACAACAGTGGTTGCGGTGGAGCCGGTGGCGACCTTCAGGCCGTTGTTCGCAGGGGTGGAGAAGCCCTCAGCCCAGACAAGGTCGCCAGAGGCGAAGCTGGAGCCCAGGGGCGTCGTGACAGTGTAGGCCGTCCCGGTCACTGCCGTGGGTTCAGCGCTGGGCTTCTCCCGCCAGTCAGCGTACATGAAGCCCTGCATCATGTCATACAGGCTCTCCTGTACAAAGTCATTCTGGAAGCCAGCTGTGGCGTCCAGGTCCGTGACAACGCCCTTCTTGCGCTGGCGGGACGGGGTGATGGGTGCCCGGGCCGTAGTGCTGACCTGCGGGCCAAACTCGCCGTAGCTGTTGGGCTCCAGAGGATGCCAGACCGGGGAGCCCGGAAGGACCCCCAAAGTGCCCAGGACCTCCTCCGCATAGCGGAGGCCCGTGATGTTGCTGTCAATCTTGTTGGCCATCTCGTGCCTCCTTATTTGAGCTCATCATAGCTGAACTCTGCTGTGACGTTAAGCTGGAACCACGGGTCATCCGGTCCAACCTCCTGAATGCCCACCTGTCGGAACCAAACGCCCGAGGGGGAGCTGACGCCCTCAAAGGCGTCCCGGGCGATGACCGCAAGGGCCTCCGCCATTGTTACTGACTGTTCAACGCTCATGGGCGTGAACACCTGGACTGTGAGGACACCGGCCCGGGCGAAGCGCCGGTTGCCGGTGCTGCCGAATGTGCGCTGACCCCCGGCGGGGGGATTGTGGGAGATGTTCACCCGGGCCCAGGGCTCGTCAGAGCGGGGGCCGTTGTCCGGGTCCTCCTCTGTCGCGTCCCATATGACGCGGGGCGGGTCTGCTATGCCAGCAGCGGCAGAAGCCCCTGCGTTCCAGGCGTCCCGGAACAGGGTGAGCATCTCATCGCGTGCGTTGGGTGTGGTGGTTGCCATTAGTGGCGCACCTGCAGCTGGTGGAGCACCTGCTGTCCGTTGGGGTCAAGGGTCTGGACCTGGACGATGGCCCAGCCCTCGTCATCCGGCCCTGCGCCGTCGCGGTACAGGCGGTCACGCAGCCGGGGAGCCTCGCTGAGGCCCTCGCCCGGGATGAACACCAGCTTGTCCCCGGTCTGGATGTCGGTGCCGGGCATGTACTGCTCCCCGGCCCGGCCCATGTCCCCGAAGTTGAGGAACGCAGCCTGGATGGGGGTGTCATTGGTGGAGGGCTTGGAGCGCCTCCAGGGCTTGTCCGGGTCCTCCAGCGCGGCGTCCGTAAAGCGCCGGAGGACGGCTGGGCCCCCGAACTTCGCAATCAGCCTTGTGGCTGTCGCAATCGCGCTGTCATACTGCGCCATGTCAGGACCTCACTGCCGTGATGCCGGAGCGGATGAGCCCGGCGGAGATGAGGAGCCGGTCCACGGCTGGATACTCGGGGAAGGTGTAGCTGCCGCCTGCTGCGTACTCCACAGCATCCTTGAGGGGCCCAACCTCCTCCCGCTTGGAGAGGACGGTGCGACCTGTGTCGTCCCGTGTAGGGTCGGACAGGAGGGACTGAGACAGTGCCCTCTGCGCCAGCTCTGCCACCGCCTGCTTGACGGCGCGGTGGATGCCTGTCACGAGGTATCCGCTGCGGTCATAGAGGTCCCGGCGGGGGTGCTCTGTGTCCTGGTCGCGGTTGCGGCGCTCTCCGGGGAACACCCACCGCTTGTCGAGGTAGTCCGTGGCCTTGATGATTGCCGCCTTGAGGGCGTCGTCAGACGTTCCGGGGGCGGACAGGTCCAGGCCCCGGTCAGCGTGGTACTCACGCACAAAGGTCAGGTCAGCGTAGGCGTTCGCCCCGCTGACCGTCCCGTCATCATCCTGGACCAAGAAGGCCATGTTGCGTTACTTCCCCTTGCCGCCCTTGCCCTTGGGCTTCTTTTTGCTGTAGCCCATCTCAGGACTGCTTTGTCTGTGCGGCAGGCTTGCGCGTGCCGGTGGAGGGGCGGGGGGACTGGGAGTTGCCCGAGTGGACGGTGGGCTTCACCGCGCCAATGTGCTGGTTGGCTCCCGGGGCTCCACGCTGGGCCACCATCATCTTGCCGCTCTTCATCTTGTCTCTCCCTTCACTTGATTGTGATGTCTGAAACCCGGTCCACAATGATCGTGCGCTCGTGGTCCGGGTCGTCGTACTCCTTGGTGCTGTCCCAGATGGTGACAATCACCCCGTTCTCTGCCCGCCGGATTGACAGGTTGCCCTCCTCGGGCAGGATGACCTCCACAGACTGGCGACCACGCCCCGGCCCAACAGAGGAGCCGGTGGCCGTGGTGGCCTGTTTGCGGATGACCTTACCCTGCGCCACGTGCTGCCTCCCGGTCGAAGCCCGGTGCGGCGGCGTCCACCTGGGCGCGGGTCACGTCAGACCGGCCCAAGGCGTCCTCAATGGCGGACATCTTGGGCTTCCCCTCAGCTGTCCACTGGTCGTCATTCTCCGGGTCCAGGCGGCTCAGCGCCTTGGTGATGGGGCTCTGTCCGTCCCCCTCACCATCGCGTCCTGGTTCCGCTTCCCCGGGCTCGGGCTCAGCATCGCTGTTGCCTTCATCGGAGCTGTCGGGCTCGGGTGTCGGTTCACCAGCTCCGCCCGCATCGTTTTCGGCCCCGCCCGGGTCGCCATCCCCCGCTTGGGGTTCATCTTTGTCAGCTTGAGCAGCATCTGGTGCCTCCTTTAGGGCAGCACGGGCCTCATCCAGCTCCCTGCTGGGGTCTGGGTATGCCTGCCAGCACCTCAAGAGGTACTTGCTCAGGCTGTCCACGTCTGCCGAGGGTCCTGTGACCTCCAGCGAGCCGTCAACAAACTCATACTCAGAGCCCCCCGCCCGGAGGGTGACTGACTGTCCGTCAAGGTCCCCCACCAGGCTCAGTTTGCGTGTGGTGATTCCCATGCTGCCTTCTCCTTGTCAGTGCCGCCCTATCAGGCGATGGTTTCGGCCACGGTGGAGCCGGTGAAGATGGTGATGTCTTCATCCGCGTCCCAGGTCGTGGCGATTGCCCGGTTGGTGTCGAAGTAGTCATCAGGAACGTCCTGACCAGCGCCCTGACAGAGGGCAGCGGCCTGGGCCTGGATGAGGGCTCCGCTTGTGTACGTGGTGGCCTCAACTCCGACAATGACGGCACGGATGCCATTGATGAAGTTTTTGCCGGGGGCGTCAGCCCGTTCAACGAGGTGGGCAACTACGGCCATGGGGTGTCTCCTGTTTTCCTATGGAAGCGCCCGCGCCTCCGGGGAGGGCGGGCGCTCAGTTAAGTCATGCCTGACCGCACCGCCTTAGTTGGTGATACCGTCTGCGGCTGCCAGGCCCTTCTCGCTGAACAGGGCCAGGCCGGAGTACCACTTGATGCGCGTGATGCTCTCATCCT